CATCGGTATTGACAACGAATCCTGGGATAGATTCAAGGATTGTCGCAACGTCTGGTCCAACGACCATGAAGTTTGCACCACCACGCAGCGTGAGCTGGTGAATCTTATTGGATACTTTCTGGACCTTGTTACCAAGGGTTTGATACCAAGTTGCCTTGGTGTAATATCCACCTGCGCCAGCCGTTACTTGATCAACAATTTGGTACTGGTTAAGTCCCGTCTTGATGATTTCACGGTTGAGACGTGCCGACCAGCGTTCTTTATTGATTGCTGGGGCGTTATTAATAAGCATGTCAAGGATTTCGAGGTCAATTTCCATTGAGACATACTCAGACAACAGAGCGGTCAATTCGGCCTCAGCATCTACCGAGTGGTAGGCATTAAGGTCTTGTGCCAGTTCTGGAGTCCACACTGCTTTGAGTTTGCGGGTCTTAGCCACAATTGGCTCCGAGCGCAATTCAAGGTTCACCTCTGGGATACCGATATCACGATTCAAGCCTGTGCTTGTTCCGAGAGAATCAGTGCCTTGCCACTTACCAAGGCGATCTTCGAAGTCACCACGGCTAGTGTCTTTCGGTTGCAAGCTATAGTTAATAGAAGAGGTACCTATAAGCGAAAGATACGGTGCAGCAGTCTTGGATGCACTAACTACGAACACGGCTTCTGGACCATTGAACTTAGAAAAGCCAGGGAACCAAGTAATGATTTGAGCACTAATAGGCATGAATGAACGAACAGCGTTCAGGTCGGGGTAGGAACCACCCGCAGAAGCCGTTACAGTCAATCCCCGAGTAGTCAATGTGTAAAGATTACCAGCGGCAAGGGAACTAGAGATACTTGCAGCAACGGGGTCGTTGCTATTTCCAGTATCGAAGTTAATATCTGCAATAGACGCAGTATCGACCGCAATAGAGACAACACTTGCAGTATCATTGATGGTATAGGCATAGCGACCTGGGCCATAGAGACCACCGACAGGAGCATTGGTTGATCCAAGCTTCCATGAGCTATAGAGGTCATCACTTCCCGAAACACCACCGAAGAGTGAATCTTGGCTAGATGGCTGAGCATTAAATACACTGGAGTTAGTTCCGTATTTGAAATCCAGATAGAACACCAGTCCCGAGGGAAGGTTCATAGGTTGGACGGATACGAATTCTTTAGCAGCGATTTCGGCGAATACACGGCGCACCAATGGAAGTGCCACACCTGCCCATTGCTCAGAATTGCTCTGAGTTCCGGTCACGGATGATTCTTCGATCAGTTGTTTTGCTTGGTTTTCAAGCAACACCGACATATTTGATTTTTCAATGTCGTTACGAAGTCCTTCGAGCAGCCCGGTCTTTTCCCATTTGGACACAAGTCCACGGGTTTCGGCCATCAAGCGTGCTTGAGGATTCAACGCATTTGTCAACAGTTCTTTTACGTTTTCCATATTATTATTTATTTAGTTTCTCTCGCAATTAGATTATTTCTTTGTTGGTTCGCTACGAATGCCTGCGAGTTGTTTCATTCTGCTGGCGAACTTGCCTTCGGTTATGATAGCCTTGGGCCGTGTTGATGCGACTGCGCCTGATGCGAGACCTTCGGTAATAGACTGAACTGTTGAGGAAGTTTGAACCTTCCTTCTCACTTCAGTTCCACCGAAATTCAATGACTCGGTAATGTTGGCGTAAGTCAACTTTACTTCACGAACATTTTTGGCGAGGTCAAACATTTCAACGATACGCATTTTGTGTTCGTTGTTCATGTTGTATTGTTTAAACAGCTTGTTCGTGTAAAGCAGTTTAGCATTCAACAAGTTAACCTCATTAAGTTGTCCTTTGACGTAGCGAATTACATCTTCCGCTTCGTTAAGTTGTTTTTTGAGAAACGAATTCTCTTGCAACATTCCACCAGGAGTGGAAAGATTTGTCTTCGTTGCGTTCTTCGCTTGGTTAGGGCGAGTTGCGCCAGAAGCTTCCCTGGATGTTACCTTGGCTTGGTCGGTCTTTGGATATCCGATATCGGACTGTCCACCTGAACCATTACTTCCGCCCATTGATGGGGTAGACAGATTGGTCTTCGTTGCGTTCTTCGCTTGATTTGGCCGACTCGCTTGGGTTGCTTCTCTAGCCACGACTTCGCTTGGTCCGTTGTTGGATAACCTTCGTCATCATTGGCAGCGGATTCAATTTTCGAGGTAGAACTTGCGGCTGAGGATGGTTTCTTATTTGGAGACCCGCCTGCTTTGCCACTGCCGATACCAGATGAAGTAAGCTTCGTCTGTTCATCAAGTTTCTTGCCCTCTTCCTCTTCTTCTTCTTCTTCCTCTTCGTCTTCCTCCCCGATTTCGGCTTTGAGGCTTTCCAAAAGTTCATTCAAATCGAATTCCTCGTCTTCTTCTTCTCCCGATGGTGGGGGAACGTCTGATGGAGGCGGTTCTTGACCTTCTGGCGCTCCACCCATTGGCGGTGCGCCTGCTCCACCCATCGGTGGTGCTCCACCCATTGGCGGTGCGCCTGCTCCACCCATTGGCGGTGCTCCGCCCATTGGAGGTGCGCCTGCTCCACCTGATTGTGGGATTGGCTGTCCACCCGGAGCGCCCGGACATGGAATTGTCCCTGGAGGACACACTGTCGGTGCTCCACCCATTGGTGGCATTTCTTCTGGTGCTCCGCCTACTGGAGGTTCACCCATTGGTGCTCCGCCCATTGGTGCTCCACCCATTGGCGGTGCTCCTGCTCCTGCGGGCGGTGGTGGGACTGCTCCCGCTTCATCGCCTTCGGGTTCGGGATGTGGTTCTTCGCCTACTTCGGCTTCCAGTTCACGGATGAGGTCATCCACTTCTGTTTCCGACACGGAAGATGCGCCTTGCGGTTGCATTCCGTTTTCTTCTTCTGGCATCGCAGTTTCTTCTTGCTCTGCTTCTTCTTTGAGTTTCTCGGCGAACATCATTTTGTATCTATCGTTAAATGCTTCTTCGAGTGCTACCTTTGCGTTAGCGAGTGCTGTTTGGCGAACTGCCTTGGCATCGGCAATAGCTTCTTTGAAAAGATTACTGTCCATAATTATATTTTTCCTTATTTTTGGAATCTAAAGCTATTGAAGCTTTAATGAAGGTTATTAAAACGAAGACCTTGGTAGGTCAATTAGCGGCAAAAGATTGCG